TGGTACACAAAAGTACATGATTAAAGAAGGTGAAAACAAAGGTAAAATAGTATGATTGAGTCTGTAGTAGCTCTACTTATGTTTGTAAACGCAGAGATTAAGGAAGCCCGTTTGCAAGTTGATGGCATGGCGCAATGTTTGCGTGGAAAACGTGAGGCAGAGAGGACTTACTCTGAATCGGTTACCTACAAATGTTGGAAAGGTTCTGCAGAATTAGAGGATAATATTGATGGCTCAAGGTCGATCAAAAAACTCATCATCGAATAAAGTTGCAAAACATTTAAGAGATAGACGTTATCGTCAGATAGTGATAAAAAATAAAAAAACATATGACAGAAAAAAACTTCATAAGATTTCACGCGGAGATAGTTAATGGTAAATGTCCAACGTGTGATGAGCATACAATGCTAGTAGGTATCACACCTGAAGTATATAGATGTATAAACTGCGGAGCTGATTTACAGCAACATATTAATGGTAAAATAGTATATTTACCATCAATGCCAAACCCAGAGCAAGTAAAGGATTATTTTAGTGGCAAAGAAAGCTAAAGGTTTATACGCAAAAGTTGCACACATACCTGTATTTCACAAAACAAGTATAGGACGTAATCCTAGCAAAGCAAAAATGAACAAACATAAAAGACGTAGTTTTAAAAAATATAATGGCCAAGGCCGTTGACAAAGGTCCCTAAATATCCTATATTGGATATATGAAAGAAAAAAAGATAGTAATAAGTAGTAAGGACATAACTCAAAAACAATGGGCTATACTTTTATTAGAATTAAATCTAATACGTAAAGCATGGAAGCCATATTGTAAGTTAGAGTTAACAGCTCCAGGTCTTAAAAAAATAATAAAGTTTGGAACCAGAAGACATGACACGAAAGATTAATAATGGATCTAATAATATTAACAGACGGACTATATCACCTGGTACCAGTGACGAAACAGATGCTGGCGGACCTGAAGATATACTCAAGCGTTAATTGCTTTGATTTGTGTGACATACTACGTTTAAAACTGACCACGTATCACGACGCACCATTTAATAGACACGTTATGAATGATGGCAGCGGACATTTTTTTGGCTGTATTTGCAAATAACCTATCCCAAAGAGAGAGAAAAACGGGATAGGTATTGAGGTGAGAAAGTTTATCGTTAACAAATTTTTGCCACAATGTCAAATACTAGGGTCAGGTGTACAGGTAAACCTAATATACATGCCGTGTTTATTTATATCTTCACGTCCTATCTCTTCAAGTTTACGCAAAGATTCTTCATATCCAAATTTAAGACAATCATATTTACTAGAAAATAACTCATCCCATGGAAATGGCGGCATACATTCGCCTGCAACGCTAGAACAAATTATTAAACTTAATAATATTTTCATTGACAATCCTATATAACCCTTTATATTGAGTAATTAATTATGAAAGGAAACGCATGACAGACATGAATAAATATAAAAATGTTTCTCTATCAAAAGAAACATATTCTACTTTAGAGAAATTGTCGAAGGTTATATTGCCTGATGTAAAATTATCTATAAGTAAAACAATCGAATCGATTGCAAATGAGAAAGCGAAGAAATTAAATGGAAAAATTAAAAAAGGGTAGAGTTAAAGTAACTATATGCGATACGTGCCACGGAAATGGGTATGTCAGAGTTGCAAAAATTGATGGTGACCCAAGTGTAGATTTTAGAGATAGAAGCGAAGTCCACCAATGCTGGGACTGCGATTCAGAAGGAGAATTTTATGAGACGATTGACGATAATCTTATTGATGATGGTCCTTCTAACAAGTTGCACTAAATTAGAGTTTGATGGATTTGATCCAACTACAACAACTTTAAGATGGATATTTACAAGTGAAAGACACTGATGCTGCATACATAGCTGGTCTTTTTGATGGTGAGGGTAGTATTTATTATGTTAAGCGAACTGAAAAGAAGAAAAAACACAAAGGACCCGGGTACAGAAAAACATATTGTTGGAGGATTAGTATGGAAATAACTATGACTGATTCATCTGTGTTGCGTTATGTGCATGATATTTTAGGTGTTGGGACGTTCAACCCAAAACCAAGAAAAGGTAAACGTAAAGATGGCACTCCGTATCTAAAACAATACAAATGGCGTTGTACTTTTAGAGACGCGTATTACGTGTGTTGTGCTCTTTTTCCCTACGCCCACACTAAATTAGAAAAAATTACTAAAATTATAGAACATTACAAAGGATCCAAGGTTATGAATGGTAAAGTTGTAAATTTAAATGAATATAAAAAATTAATGAGTCTGGAAATATAAAATGATACAGGTGCCAATACACGATGATGATAGAAGATATGCTGTTGAGGTTTTAAAAACTACAAATTTTGGTCACAGATCTAAAGGTTTTAATGGTAATTACGAAAAACAATACACAGGTTTAATTGGTGAATTAACTTTGCACCGAGTGCTTGGACTTACAAAACCCAAGTATACGTCTGGTCGCCTTGATAGCGATATCTTAATTAATAATAAAAAAATAGATATTAAATCAATGGCTCGTAATGTTTACATGCAGGATCATTACGTTCATAACTTTGTTGCGTATCAAAAAGATATGCCAAGCGATATACTATTGTTTATAAGTATTAATAAAAAAAGTGGTGTTGTCCAGATCTGTGGGTGGTTAGAAAAAGAAAAGTTTTTAGAAAATGCAAGTTTCTTTGACCAGGGTGATAAACGTGAACGAGACGATGGTACGTCGTTTGTTTTGCGTGCGCCGCTGTATGAGATAGAACAAAATAAATTAAATAAACTCAACAACGTGAATGATTTAAATGACATTTGAATTTGGAATAGGTATGTTAGCTTTGGGTATGATAGCTATATTTATTGGTGCTGTTGCTGCGTGGTATATTATTAATAATTTTGTAATAAAAAAGAAGGACGAACCTACTAGGTTCGATGATTTAGAATAATGTTAAAATTTTATTTATGGGTAATGGGTTGGTCTGGTACCTTAAGTGCGTGGGCTTTTAGAAAACAAGCTGCGATTGTAAGAGAACACAATCGTAAAGAGGAAGAGGACTACCTGAAAGAACTAAAAAAGAAATTATGATGGAAGATAAAGATATTCAAGAATATCACAACATTGGTCGAGCTATAAAACACAATGATAAATATAACTATGTCAGTGGTAAACAAATCGAGGACCAAGGAACACGGATCTATGATGTAGCAGGGTTCAGGTTACCATCAGTCACGACTATTTTATCACGGACCAAGGACCAGGAATTTATAAAAAAATGGAAAGCTAAAGTAGGAGAGAAAGAAGCTGAACGTATCAAGAATTTATCGAGCATGCGAGGGACTGCTATGCATAAATTTCTCGAATCACATATAGAAGGAATAGGTTACGAGGATTTGACAGAAGTAGGCAAGCAGGCAAAATCAATGGCCCAGAAGGTTATAGATATAGGACTCGCACCGGTCGATGAATACTATGGATCGGAGGTGACTATGTATTATCCCGGGCTGTATGCAGGCCAGACCGATTTGGTTTGCATGCACAATGGGATGGAAACTATCGCCGATTTTAAACAATCAAACAGACCAAAACAGAAAGACTGGATCGATGACTATTTCTTACAGATTGCTGCGTATGCAATGGCACATGACTATGTTTATGGTTCAAAAATTCGTCAAGGTGTGATAATGATTTGTACACCTGATCTTTATTACCAAGAGTTTAAGATACAGGACCATGAGTTAAGGCAGTGGAAGCATAAATTTTTAAAAAGGTTAGATATGTATCACGAACTTAAATTTGACGAGAAAGAGGCAATTAAGGCAGAAATAAGGCCAGAGGATTTTACAAATGAACGATAAACTATTTAGAACCATTCTAAAAAGATACGAAGCAGCAATAGCAGACGCTAAATTTAAGATATATTGCATAAATGACCACAATATGGTCATACCAGAGCACGTAGATATTACCGGAGAGGTTGACAAGCAGCTAGAGATTATAGCAGCCAACGAAGATAAACTATCAGTTTTAAGGAAATACTATGAGCCAAATGACGAAAAGACACTCTTATAGAGTTCTCACAGATAAATTAGACTCACTTAAAAAAAACACGAAAAAAAAGTGGAATAATGTCCATTTACAAAATTATGTAGCAATACCAACAATTCTAGATCAATTTAGTGGACATTTTACTGGACATATTTTGGTTTAGAGGACATTTTATAATGTCCATACCTGTGGTGCCGCCGCGCGCGCGTAAGGCTGGTCATCATGAGGTGATTTATCTGTGAGAACACTAATGACTGATGAAAATTTTTTTGATATGTTCAATAGGATACACAATCCGGACTATTACTATGGCACGAAAAAAGACAAGAAGAAAAGTAAATGTAAACCCACCAAGCGTAGACGACCTGCCTTATCCAAAAGTAAGAGTAGAGTGGATCGATTGCGTAAGCGACAGCGGGTGGGCAAACGAAAAAGAGTTTGATAAAATGAAACTTGCAACTCCAGTAAACGAAGGGTGGTTGTATTCTAAAGATAAAAAATCAATTAAGTTATTTGCTAGCTACGATAAAGATGATGATGGTATTACTTTTGGGGATCGGACGATGATTCCTCGGGCTTGGGTAAAGAAGATTCAGAA